GTTTACAGTAAGGCTGATGGGACTGAAGTGGTACAATGTAGTACAGTTAAACTCGGTGGAAACGGAGTTTTTAATTAAACAGAAAAAAAACAAAATAGTATAAAAATGGGAGACTTAAAACCTATCGGAAGTGAGAAATTACAGGGTGATGAAAAACTAAGACGCATCATGGAAATTGCTCGCTACAACGAAGTAGAGCGTTCGACTTCGAATGTGAACGAGACTGTTGACTATACAAGACAGTTAGCAGATGGTAAATATTATAGTATTATTCACGAAAAGAATGGATACATCATCAAAACAGGATTGAATGAATCTGAGATGGATTATGCTGAAAGAATCGAAAACAGACGTTATCATTCTTCTTATTCTAAAGCCTTGAAGAAATTGAATCTAATGGCTAAAGAATTAAACACTCTACACGAAAACGAAGAAGGTTTAGAGCTATTCGGTGAGCAAGACAAGAAGTTTGTTTTGAAAACACCAAAACCTGAAGTTGAAGCACCATCACCTGAACCAGAAATGGATTTAGATTTGGACATGGGTTCTGAAGGTGGTGAAGAGGAACTTGATTTGGACATGGATTTAGGTATGGACGATGAAGGTGGTGAAGAATTAGATATGGATTTAGACTTAGACGCTGAAACTCCCGCAGAAGAAGAGGAAATCTCAATCAAAGAAATTCAAAAACTAACAGGTAAATTAGGTCAAAAATTAAGAACTATTGACCAACAAGATGGTTTAACATCAGAAGATATCAAATATGTATTAAACTCTATTATCTCAGCAGTTGATTTAGATAAATTAAGTGAAGAAGATAAAGAGGACATCTTAGAAAACTTTGAAGAGGACGAAATCGACTACGGTGTAGATGATGAAGCCGATTTAGATGTTGATGCTGGTGAAGAATTGGACTTAGACATGGACTTAGATATGGACATGGATATGGAAGAACCAATGGAAGAATCAGCTGAAGTAGGTGAAAGAGTAATGGATGAAATCTTTGCAGAATCTAAAATTGACAAAGTATTATCAAAGTACTTCGTAGTTAGTGACGAAGAAAAAACATTGACTGAATCAAAAAACATCAAAAACTTCTTAGTTGAGAAAATTCAAAAGGTAACTGTAAGAAAAGAAATGAAGTCTATGTGTGAAACAGTAGAACAAGAATTGACTGCAGATTTCTTATTGAAAGAAAATAAAACAATTAAGTTTTTAGGAAAAACAAACAAAGGTAATTTAGTATTTGAGAACGACGGTCAACAGATTAAAGTTTCTCAAAAGGGTGAATTATTATGAATTTAGTATACGTTAACGAACTCGGACCCAATTATAAAGGGGATAACATTTACGAGTTTATTTTTAGTGACGTTGACGATGTATGGGGTGAAGATTGGGACAAAGAACCAGCCGGTGGTAACCCAACTCCACCCCTTATACATTTTATAAAGAAGGTTGGAGTTTTAAGAAACTCAGGTATTGAGTTAAACTTAATCCAAAATTCAGATTTTTTCTCTGTTTATGATGCAACAGAAGGTGTGATAGCCTTAGCATGGGAAGACAGTGAAAGTGAAGCCGTAGTAGATGACAAATACACTAGATTGGTTTTCCGATATGGTGACACAGTCAAAGAAGTGGAAGATAAAATTTACGAGAGAGACATCGTATTAACTTACGAAAAAAATATTGCAAGTCATGAACAATAAGAAAGTTGCAAGTTTATTGAACAAAGGTATCAAGTTCGAAACACTTAAGATGTTGAACGAAACTCAAATTGATACATTATATACTGCCGTAATTGGTGAACAAGAAAGTTTGTCTGATAAAGTACAAGATGTTCAACAATTAAAAGGTGAATTATCACAATTGAATCAAGCAATTGACCAAACCATTCAAAAGATTGGTGAAGAAGAAAATGAAGACGGGTTGGAAGATTTGGCACGTCAAGATTATACTGGTCAAGAAGGTCCTCATGATGAGAAAGACATGGCTCCTGATGGTATGGATGATGATTCAGATAATAACCGTTCAGAAATGGGTGAAGAAGAAGAGGTTAAAAAACAAAATGAAATTAGACAAATCGAAGAATCTATAGTATCTTTGGTGAAGAAATACGTACCGACGACTATGAGTAAGAAAGATTTAATGAATTTATTGGAACAGGGACCTGGTACGAAGGAAGCTCCTGTAAAGACACCTACAAGGACTAAACCTGAAAGGAAGACACCTTATAAGCCGAAACATAAACCGGCTCCAAAAGCGGGTGAAACAGAAACTGCACCTTCGAGAGTTAAACCTGGTACAATTGAAAAACCAGAAAGAAAGACTCCGTACAAACCAAAACACAAACCAGCACCTAAGGCAGGTAAAAAAGAATTACCAAGTTTTTTGAAGTTTAACACATTAAATATACAATTTAGAGATGAGCAAGAAGATTAATGAAGCACCAATTGACTACGGAGATAGACCAGAAAGAATGGCTCCTGATATTCAGGCAAAAATTCAAGGTCGTGAGACTCCGTTATCTGATAATCCCGCTTTGGATATCGATGTGGATGGTGATGGTGTTGTATCATCATTTGAAGAGTTATTGGCGTCGAAAAGATTTAAGGACGTTGTAGATAAGGTAAAACAATATACAGGTATTACTGACATCTCTAATCAAAATGCCTTGATGCAGTTGCAAATGATGTTGCAACGTGCAGTTCAAGATGTTAAATCAATCGAGAACGAAAACGAAGAGTATCTTGAAAACTTGGCCGTTGATTTGGTTAAGAAAGAAATGGCACTTCCTGATGGAGCATTCCAATTCGATGTAGAATTATTATCAGGTATGGGTCAGATTGACACTTCTAAAATGAGACCTTCATCAGAAGAACCTGATGAGGAGGATATTATGAAAATGTTCGGTGATGAGAATGCCGATGATATGGAGGACGACATCGAAGCATTTATGGATGCAATGGATAAGTTTGACATGGAGAAAGCAAAAAGACGTTTCATCAACTCCTTAATTCAAGGAGCGTCTAAGAAAGGTCATTATATGTTCAACTTGGTTCGTGAAGAATTGGACCGTTTGGACCCACGACTACTTAACCTTTACGGTGTGTTAATGTCTATTGCAGATTTGATGTACTGGATTATACCTGATGAAATGACACAGATGATGGCAGGTGAGGGTGAAGGTGTTCAGGGTTCTGAAGAAGTTGATGATACTACTGACCCACCTACAATTAAAGCAAAAGGATTATTCTTTCCTGTTTTACTTCACGAGTTAATCAAAGGTGTGTACGAGGTATTGGGTACACAAGGTTTACCTGACGACCCTAAAGCCGCAGATATGGTTATGGCATCACAAGATACCTTACCTTATGAAATTTGGGATTTAAGATTAGGGCCTGTTATTTGGGAAAGATTCACCGCATCATATCCTGAAGATTTATATGAAGATGATATGAGAGAGATTCAGAATTATTTATTCTCACGTTTCTCAGCATTATCGACAGAAGAGTTCTTCGAGGTGGCTAAAGAAATTATTGGTGACTCAGAAAAAGGTCAGAAGATTGTTAAGAGAATGGTTGATGAAATCGTTGAGGAACTTCGTCAGTATGACTTAGAAGACGCTTTAGGTGATAGTGATGACGAGGAAGATGATGATGAGTTCAGAGACTTCTTAGGTGGTCTCGGAATTGATTTATCATAAATAAATCTTACTTTATGATTTATGGGTTTAAGTAGAGAACAGGTATTGGTCGAGTATGCAAAGATTGTGAAAGATACTTCCTATGCTCTTAAGACCTATCTTCAAACCTACGACAATACACAATCACGTTACGTTCCTTTAGAATTATTCCCTGACCAAGACAGGTTGATATACGACTACGATAACTTTGAGGAGAATATCGCTATTAAGTATAGACAGGCGGGTGTATCTACGGTAACCGCTGCGTGGTCATCTAAAAAGTTGGTTACGGCTAAAAAGAGTAAACCTGAAAAGATTCTAATCATTGCAAATAAATTGGATACATCCATGGAATTTGCGAATAAGATTAGAGCATTCCTTGACCAATGGCCTGAGTGGTTAGGTGTTAAGTTCTCT